AAAGATATTGCCATCTTAATGGCCACGGTGATGGATGTGGGCTTCGGTGAAGACCTGGTGGATTATATCGCGAAAAGGAACCAGGGAACGCTGCGGGACACCATCAAGCTGATCCACAGCGTGGAGAGCGTGGCGAAGGTCAAGAAGATAGATAAGATCAGTGTTAGGGATTTGGAGGGATGATGGCGGATCAGCAGAGAGCGGATAACTTTGTGAACGGTTGGCGGCTGCCGTTCAGTGAAGGAATATTCAGCGAAATGACGGGGCTGCCTGCCAGGAAATACCTGAAAGGCTACCTGGAGCGCGGGCTGATTCGAGAGATCGAGCCGGGGATATTCGTAACAGTTCGGAGCCACAGTTGGAGTATGGCCAGCCCCAAGCTGGACTGGAGATATACGCGGGAGAGCGCGGAGCTGGTGATGTCCGCCCTTCCGGAGCGCAGCATGCGCAGGATAGGGCGGAAGATAAGCCGGAGCAGGCAATGGGTGTTCAGATACATGGAGGCGTTAGCGAGTCTGGGCGCAGTGTCCTGGGATGGCAAAAGCTACGTAAAAACGGGCACAGGTGACCTGAACAGACTGGGTGTGGATGTGGAGAAAGGCATCCTCTCCAGGCTGAAAAGAGAAGCAAGGGAGGCAAAGAATGCAAGTACAGGCAGTTAATGAGCTTGACAGTCCGGCCTGCAGAGAGCTGCGGCGCAAGATTCAGGCGATCCGGATCAAGCGGTTGCGGTGGTCTGATTACGTGTTCCACTATGTGATGAACGGGCTGGGATATGGCGAGAGCCTGCGCGCTCTGGACGAGGACAGGCTGCGCGAACTGTGGGGCATCCTGAAGAACTACAGGAGGCATGGGCGTCCCGCTGCGTACAATTATGACAAGCAGGGGCGGTATATGCACTACCTGATGATAGGCGCGGGCTGGTCTGAACAGCAGTTGCGCGCCTTTATGATAGTAAATTGGAAGAAGACGCACTGGAACCTGCTAACTTCAGGCGAGAGGCAGGAACTGATCTGTGTTTTGCAGAGCAATCAGAGGGGGGATAAATGAGCCTGTGGATAGTTATAGTAGCGCTGGCCTGGACTGTTGGCAGTACCGCAATGCTGCTGGTCGCGGTGGCGGCAAACATGAGGCTGGAAGAGGATGTCCGGGTACGCCTGGAACTGAAACAAGAGGAATGCTGGTATTGGATCAAACGGTACAATGAAGAACGCCTCAAGGCAGCGGCCGCCCAGGACACAATCGAGGCACAGCGTAAGCGGTGGCCAGTGATTCGAATAATTCGAATACCTGGGGCAGTGATCAAGAGAAGCGGGGGCGGGCATGATTGAGGTGATAGGCGTGGATGTGATGTGGTTTGGGCCGTGGTGCCTATACACAATACTGATAACTCTATTAGTTCTTTTTAATCATAACGATAAGAGAGGTAAAGGAATGGATAATCCAACCATAGTCAGTGAAGATAAAGCAGAGAAGGAAAGCTTACACTTTTACCGCGAATATAGGGCAAGGGGGATATTGAAGGCTGATGAAAACGTAATATTAAGGCAGTTGACGGCCAACATCGATGATGATCGAACGCTATGTCTAAGCTACTTCCTGGACGGATCAATGATGGTTTTCTGCTGGCGCGATAATCCCGTTTACGTGCATAGTGGCGTGAGCCTTGATCGCCCCAGCAGGCAGGGGAAGCGTAAAGCGATAGACTACGTGATAAGGGTAACAAATGAGGCTCTTCAGTATAGCGATATAAATGAGGAGCTGGGCATATGATAATGACAGAAGACTTTATGAAGCTGAATAGCAACACGCGCAACATGCTGATCCTTATCGATATGGTAATTACCAATCTGAGTGATGCGGCGGTGTCGATCATGGATAATCCGGAACAAGTTAAATCATTTTTAACCTATCTGGTGCAAGTTAATGAAACGATAATAAAATACAAGAATAAGGAGATTCAAGGTGAAGAAGAACAAGGAAAGGAGGATTTAGATGCCAACCGGATACAGTAAATGTCCTGTGTGCAACGGGAAAGGCACATTAACGGAAGACAGCCTGGAGTATGAATTCATCACCAGAGACCCGATCACGAGCCGCTGTCCGGTGTGTGCTGGTAAAGGTGTCCTGAACCCGCGCAAACTGCTGCCCAACGGACAGGAAGCGCATACGATCATGCCCAAGAAGCAGAAAGCCGCAAAGCGCCTTAACGTGAGCAGAAAAGCGGTTGTGGCGGATGTGGACACGGGTGTCGGATACGAACCAGAGGAACGAAAGGAACCTTATGAACCGCCCCGTTTCGTGGAGATGGCACTTAATCCGCGGCTGCAAAAGGTGTTAGCCAGCGGCAAGGAGTTCCTGATCGTGACTGAAACGGAGCCGTATTATCTGGACGTGTACCGGATGATCCGGATGCAGGAGCGGCTTCAGGTCACCTGGAGCGCAGAGGATGAGGAGCGCTATGTTGAGGCGCTGGAGGCGGCATTGGATAAAATGACAAGGGAGGCTTGTAATGGCTAAAATAGTGAAAAAGGGCAATGCCCGCTACTGGGTTGATGGCGAAGGAGTGGAGACGCCGGAGAAATACATTGACCCGCGAATTAAGGAAAGGGACGCGTTTGTGTCACGTTTGGTGGAAAAGGCCAGGCAGATGAACCTGGTGCTTACCAATTTCAAACGCCAAATGGAGACGGAGATCGCTGACTTCCTGCAAGAAAGCGCGCAGCGCGAGGGAGAGGAGTGGGTCGGCGGAACCACACTCTGGAACTTCAGCATGGACGAGAGCGTGGTGATCAAGGTAGCCCGGCGCTGGACGTTTGACGAGAACCTGCAGCTTGCAAAGCAGAAGATCGATCGGGTGATCGAGAACCGCTCAGAAGGCAGTGATGACCTGATCGTGGCGCTGGTGAACCGCGCCTTTAAGGTGGATACGCGCGGGGAAGTCGATGCCAAACAGATGTGGGGACTGCGGCAACTCAAGGTGGAAGATGATCTTTGGAACGAGGCAATGGATCTGATTGCCGACGCGCAAAAGGTGCAATCGACAAAAACCTATTTCTATTTCCAGCAGGCAGGGCCTGACGGGAAAATGGAAAGCATACTGCTGGATTTCGCGTCAATATAGGTATGGAACTCAAAGAGTTGTGGAACATAGCCAAGGAACTGGTGGGTGAGGACGACCTTACCCGCCGGTTCCGCGCCTGGTTGGGGACAGTGATCCGTAACGCCCGTATGAAGCGGGATAGATGCAACTCCACAGAGCTGGAGACCCAGGACGTCAAAACCATCCTGGCTGACCTGAATGAACGCAGCAAGAGCCGCTTCCAGGTGACGGACAAGGCGCTCCAGATGATCCGCGTGCTGCTGAAGCAGGGCTATAGCGTGGACGATTTCAGACGGGTGCATGAGATCAAGTGCCTGCAATGGCTGGGGAATGAGCAGATGGAGTACTGCCTGCGTCCCAGCACGCTCTACAGGCCGAGCCACTTCGATGAATACCTGGCAGAGTGGCACCGCTCGGAGCAGGTGAAACGTGAGGCAGCAGCCAAGAAGACGGCGGCACAGACCACAAAAAGCGCGGAAGATGCCAAGGTCGAGGCCCGCGAGCGCGCGGCGCAGGTGGCGGAACTGAACCGGAAACAGTGGCACGAGTTCGAGACCTGGGCGGAATTCGTGAGGCACACACTGAATTTCCCCGACCTGGAGAGCCTGCGGGATTACCTTGGCAAAGCTCCAACGCGGATCAGGGAAATGAGGCAGGAGCCTCGGATGTCGCTGCTGGTGATTACCGGGCAGAGTCCTGAATGGGCAGAAAAGGAATACAGTGAAATCAAAAGGGGAAAAAGTGATGGTGAGAGCAGATAAGTATTACCGGCCAGACGAGATAGCGGAACTGCTGAACGTGGACAAGGGGACGGTGTACCGTCTCATCCGGGACATAGAAGACCCTTTGCCCGCGCTACGACTCTCAAAAAAAGGTGCCTTGCGGGTGGCGGGGAGGGACCTGCAGGAATGGATGGAAAATCACAAGGTGCATCCGGAAGACGAGTGACCCCGGCCCACGCCGGGGTTTTTATTGGTTGGCGCAAAAATATTGTGGCAGGTGTAGGCAGGTGTATTTGACAGGAAGGCGGCCGCGTGCCGCAATAGGCTCCGTATGGCAAACAGTAAGATTTTCAGGGAAAAAAAGGAGCTTGCCTTCGAGGCTTATCTGGGCGGCAGAACCGATCCGCGCGAACTCGCGGAGCTGGTAGGCTGCAGTCCGGTCACTGTCCGGAAGTGGATAGCTGCGAACAACTGGGACAAAATGGAGAGTGAAGAGCGCAAGCTGATGCGCGACATCTCGATCCAACAGAAAAAGGCTTACCTGGTTGCGCTCAAAGAATACGCCAAAGACCCTAAAAACACTGCGCTGCAGAGCCTCGTGTCGTTTATCAAGCAGCAACAGAATAAGGAGGTGCCGTCCCGTGAGCTCAATGATTATATAGTTAAGTTTCTTGACCAGGTGGTGGATTACATGACAAACAACAATCTGACCACGCTGCTTAAGCTGTTCCAGGCCAATCTGATGGACATCGCAGAATATTTAAGGGTGATAAACAGATGACAGTCGCAGGTGTCCAGGCATGGGCCTCCTCCGCCGAGCGCGGCGGGCATCCTCACCGCCGCGCCGCTTTTTTTCGTAAAGCTATAAATGGCAGCAGATTGAACTATTCGATAAAGTCGAACAGTTGGTTTCCCTCCCAACCCGCAGCAGCCCCGGCCAGCGGACAGGCTGGGGCTGCATCCTTTTGGGGAGGGGTGGATGAGTGATCTGCTGATTAAAATCCTGTTTACCCTGCTGTCGCTATACGCAGGTGTGCTGACCTGGCTGGCCCGGACAGCCTGGCAAAACATCCGTGAAAACGCGAAAAGCATAGAAAACATAAGGCTTACTTGTGCAGCGTGCAAGAAGGAAAGCCATGAGGACACAGAAAAAGAGGTTCAGAAGTTAGTGGATAAAATAAGTGAAATGATAGATGAGAAATTAGATGCCTGGTGGGCAAAGATAGAAAACAATCTAATGAACGACGGGAGGTTACCGCCGCGCCGCCGTAACAAACAGGAGAGTTAAATGCAAAAACCTACGCAAATTGACGCGTTCATGGGCGACACAGTCAATATCCGCATCGCCGTTTATGGCGATAACGGGCAGCCTTTTGACCTCGCAACCAATGGCCTGACCAACGCCCAGCTCCATGTGCAGGGCATGGGCCAGCCGCTGGCCGGGACAATTGAGGGCAACCTGGTCGCTTTCAGAATCACACCTAATCAGGGGCTGGGTAAGGACCAACACAACTTCTATGCCCAGGTGACAGGTAAGACATGGCCATCCGACCGGTACACCATCGCCCACGGCGTGATCACCATCCATGCGTTGCCAGAGATATGAAGATAGACGTCTGCGTAACATGCACATTACCGTCAAATCCGCGGTTGCGGTATCAGCCGCCGCCGCGGATCGAGTGCGGGCTACTCGAACCAGTGATCACAGCGCGGCCAATCCATCATATAGATGGGCTGGTGGCCAACGCCTTCCCCGTGGATAACACCGGGGCGTCGCAGTATGTAGATATCAGGCTGGCCCGCGACAGTGGCTACATTATTGCCGATGCGCGGGGTTTAGGATTTGATACCCAAACGCCCGGCCAGCGCGATACAAAAGCGCGGTTGGTGCGCGACAAGAATGAAGTATTAGGAGGAGACGACAAACAATGAAAAAAACCATATTAGCCTGTCTGCTGCTGTCTGTCGCGCTGTTGGGCGCGCAGACTTATTATAATCTAAAATACACCTGGGAGGAGATCGACTCCCTCCTTACCAACGTCCGGGATTCCATCCCTAACCAGATCAATTCCAAACTGGATAAGGACTTCAGCCACATCCGCCTCCCTACCAACCCGGGTGTCCCCATCATCATCGACCTGCCCATCCACGCCAGCCCCCTGGACACCGAACACGGCTACATCCTGGCTGTGGATAGCACTTCAGTCCTCCGCCTCGCCGCCCACACCACCGATGGTTATGCCACCGACCGCTATTCGGTCACCATCGGCCCCTCCGCGCCTGATCCCGATTACACCCTCACAGTCGCCGGCCCCGCCGTGGCGTCATCCTGGGACGTTGCCGGTGCTGACTTCGCCGAGTGGTTTCCCATCGCGGAAGGCACTGCCCCACCCGTCGGTACTCCCGTCGTTTTCGATCCCGCCGGACGTGTCCGCCCCGCCCTCTCCGGAGAGTTGCCCTTCGGCGTAGTATCCGCTGGCGCTGGCTTCGTTGGCAATACCGGCCGTCCCGCCGCGCCCTTCATGCTCACGGCCTTCGGCGACACCATCCGCGTGGATGTTAGCTATGTCCAGGTCGTGCGCCCCACTACCTTCCCCGAGCCCCCTGGCTACCGCGCCGTCTGGGTTCCCCTGGATTCGTTCATGGCGCATAACCCCGACGCCGATCCCGATACTCTCGTCATCGAGACTCGTTCGGAACCCCTCCCCAATCCCCAGTTCGGCCAGCCCTACATCCCCCGCGCCAAAGACCCCGCCTACGTCCTGGTCGGTCTCATCGGCCAGATTCCCGTCCGGAAAGGCGCGCCCACCCACCCCAACTGGTTCTTTATCCGCGAGTTAGACGAGGCCGCAGACCTATGGCTCGTAAAATAGCGCACACCATCCTCCTCCTGGCTCTGCTGGCTGCCGGAGCCGCCGCCCCTGTCCTCCACCAGAAGCCGGATGCGCGGCCTATCCTGCTCAATCCCCAGTCAAACCAAACCCTGGACATGGCCACCCACTACGCCTCACCCGCAAACGTGCAGATCGACCTAATTCCGTCATGCCGCCAGGCCGACTCCATCCTCGTCACCTGGGATGCTACGCCAGGGGCGCGTGGCTATCGGGTCTATACCGCTGTCGCGATACCGGATAGTAGCGAACTGGTTCCATATTGCGAACCAATACAAGACCCTGTTACCGGTGCGAATATTCACTCCTATCTGTATTCATTTCACCCTCGTTTTGGTGATGTATGTTGCGAGAAGATCGGCGATGAACCACTTAGTTATAGGGTATGGGGTGGGCCAGCAGGCACCAGCCGCGCCAAAAGGATATTGTTCTCCCCCTGGCAGCCGGACACCCTGGGTTTCTATTCCGGCTGCACCTACACCCGTCCCCGCGACCCCGCGGATCGTGACCGCTTCTTCCGTGTAACCGCGATCTATTAAGGAGTTTAACACATGGTAACAAACTTAAAGAAACACGCCCTCGTGGGCTTTGCCGTCGGCCTCCTCGGCGCCCTCCTGGTGCTCAACCTCTGCCCCTGGATGGGACGCGCCCCCAATCAGCCCATCACCCCGCCGATGGCGCGCACCGCTATCGTTGGCTCCCTTGTCTTCGCCGGCCTCACTGTGCTCTGGGAACTCGGCCAGCAGCTCGCCGCCATGCTCTCCTCCTCCCGCCGCTTCCCCCGCGTAAAAGACACCATCGCTGACCTCATCGTTGGTAATCTGGCATTTAATTTGCCCTGGCTCGTCATTACCCTCGGAGCTTACGCCGGCAACATCCTCCGCCCGTGACCGCCTTTCCACCTGAATGAAAAACTTCACCCAAAAGCAACACAAGAACCTTGAGCGCATCGCCGCCAAGACCACTACTATACTCCCCTTCGCGGGAGATACACCAGCCCGGCGCGCTGAACGCCTTGCCTCCGTCCTCACGCCGGACTGGTCTGGCTTTTCATCTTTCTGCACCACTTACCTGCCCCACATCTTCGACCTCCCCTGGGCGCCCGATCACCAGGTCATGTTTGAGGCCACCCGCGCCTGCACCGGAGTCATTGCCATCACCGGCTTCCGCGGCTTCGGCAAGACCGTCATCATGGCCGTTGCTTATTCCCTCTGGGAGCTTGCCCGCGGCGAAACCTACATCATCCATACCGCAGCGGATTCCGAACTTGCTGACGAACGCACCCGCTTCCTTCACCACGAGCTGTCCCAAAATCGCCGCCTCCTCTCCGACTTCCCCGAGCTCCGCCCCCGCGATGTCGATACCCAGGATTTCTTCCTGAAGAACAAGGCCCGCGTCCGTGCCCGTGGCATCACCCAGGGACACCGCGGCACCTTCAACCCCCTCAACGGCAAGCGCCCCGGCCTCATCGTCTGCGATGATATTGACCAGAGCGCCAACATCGGCTCCGACCGCGTCGGACGCCAGAAAATGACCAAGATCATCGAAGAGATCGCCGGCGCCCTCGACCCCCAAACCCCCGGACGCGTCATCTGGCTCGGTAACCTCGTCCACCCCAACTATGCCATCTGTCAATTCCAGGAGCTCATAATTGGCGATATTCGGCGGGATAATCCGGTGTTCGAACCACAACACCAGAAAATCCTGAAAGCCCCGCAAAGGGCTATATTCGCCTTTCCTGTGGAAAATCCCGACGGCTCCTCCGTGTGGCCTGAACAATACCCCACCGAACGCCTCGCCGAACTCCGTGTCCAATACGGCCCCGCCGGTTACCAGCGCGAGATGCTCGGACTCCCCGTCATTGACGGTAACATCTTCAAACATAGCTGGTTCAACTACTATTCCACCCTCCCCCAGCCCGCCACCATCCGCCGCGTCTGGCTCTACGCCGACCCCGCCTGGGGCGAAAAAGGCTGTTTCAAGGCCATCATCGCCATCGCCTACGATGGCGACCGCTTCTATGTCACCCACGTCTGGATTCGCCAGACCCATAACATTGCCTTCTTCCAGTTCCTCCACGACGCCCACTATACCCTCGACCGCCGCTACGGAGCCCGCTTCCGCGCCGCTATCGAAACCACCTACGGCCAGGCCCGCATCCTCACGGACTTCGACCGCTGGGCAGTGGAAAATAAGCTCCCGCCGATCTCTTACCGCTTCAAGCGCATAGACAACCGCGAAAACAAAAACCTCCGCATCGAACGCACTGAAACAACCATAGAGACGGCCAAAATACTCTTCCCCCGCGGGCAGGATACCCCCACCCTCATCTCCCAGTTCCTCACCTACCCCGGCGGTTACCTCGACGGCCCCGATGCCCTCGCCGGCTGCCTCGAGCGCTTCACCGAATACGAAGTCGCCCGCAACCGCATCTCCGTCCGCTCCTTCCACCTACGCAACTTCAGATGATCCGCCTGAATACCCCCTCCGGCACCCTTCACCAGGACGACAGCCTCGAGCTTATGGCTGCCCTGGAGCCTGCCAGCGTGGACAGCATCATCACCGACCCGCCCTATGGTGTGCTGAACCACAGAATTGAGACAGGCGTCGATAAAGACGCCTTTTTTGCCGCGGCTTTCCGGCTCCTGAAGCCCAACTCGTTTATAGCCTTTTTCGGGCAATACCCCACCCTTCCCGCCTGGACTTCCGCCGCGGAGCAGGCCGGCTTCAAATTCCATGAGCATATCGTCTGGGTGAAGCGGGTGCCGTCCTCTCCCTGGCCCGCCCTGTCCCGTGTCCATGAATCCTTCATGGTCTATCGCAAGGGCAGCCCTAAATACTATGTCACTAAAGGCCGCTACGAGGACGTCAAATTCCCTGGTATCCTTGTTGATACTTCCACAATAGACTGCTATCGCCGTGTGGTTCAAGAACTTAGGAGGCAACTGGCGGGGGGGGTGTGAAAGTAAAGAATCCTGATCCTGCCCGTAACGCTGAAGCCGCCAAGAAAAACGAGATTTGGAAAACGCCCCGGACTCCTTATGTGTCCTATCCGGAATACGTTAACTTCACCAATGTCTGGTCTTTCCTCCCCCATAACCGAACCGTAGCCTCAGCGCCGGATGCCCCCACCAAAAAAGGCCCGGCCCATCCCACGGTGAAGAGCATCCCCTTCATGCGCCGCGCCATTGAGTTGCTCACTCCATCCGGCGGCACCGTCCTCGACCCCTTCCTGGGCTCCGGCACCACGGCCCTCGCCGCCATCCAGTCCGGCTTCCCCTGGATCGGTATCGAACTTGACCCCACCTATTGCGATCTTGCCGCCGATCGCATTGCCGAAGAACTCGAGCAGTCCACCATCCCTCTCACCACGCGCCCATGACCCACCTTTCCACCTTTCCACCTTTTCACCTCAAAAACACCTTTCCACCTTTCCACCTCTGATGAACTACTACGACAACCTCATGCTCCAATACTACCGCGTCCTCAACAACGCCTGGAGGCGCGAGCTCAAGGAAGCCGCCTACACCGCCATTACCCTCCTCTACGAAGCCCGCGGCGACCGTGCCCGCGCCGACCTCACCGCCGAGGAGGTCAATCAGATCATGGAGATTATCAATCAGAACCTCGGTGCTGATTTTGCCGCCGCAGTCACCGCCGAGACCAAGGTCTTCATCGACCGCACCCTCCGCCTCGGCCTCCAGGATGTCCGCGCCGAACTCCGCGGCCGCGTCTCTATCGGTCTCTGGGGAGTCCGCGAGCAATACGCCGCCACTTTGCTCGAAAAGCAGCAGATATTCTGGATCGGTAACCATTTCGATGCCGATGTTGCC